CTTGAGACGCTCAAGGAACATGATCTCAACCTTGCGGAGGTCGTACAGCTGAGGCATCTCCTTGGCTCGCTGCATGACGGCCTGCACTTGAGCAAACCGCTGGGCTTCGCTGAAGATGTTGGGGTCGCTGACTGGCACCACGTTCATTGGGCCGTCAAAGTCGCTGCGCTTGACCAGTAGCTCGCCTGTCTCGTCAAACACCTCTTGCTCGGTCAAGTAGGTCTTGTTCAGGCGGAACAAGAGCTTCAGCACACGGCCCATGGAGTCATGCAAACGAGCATGGATAGCCGAGAACACCACCATGCCTTGCTCAATGCGAGCCAGGGTTGTGCCGACTGGCGTGTTGGCGTTGCTGTCAGCCAAGTCCTCAAAGGTTGTGCGGACCACGTTCTGGCTAGCATCAACCAAGAAGCCAAGCAGCTGGAACAAGACCTGGCTTGGCGGGTTGTAAGGCATTGGCATCAGCATCTTGCGGATGTCGTCCTGTCCAAACGAGCCTTCAATCTCCTTGACCTCGGTCGGGTCGACACGGTCCGTCTGGCCGCCAGTCCCTGACTTGAGCTTCAGCAGGCCAGGGAAGTTGTTGATGTGGGCAGAGTCAAGCAAAGCGCGCAAAGCGCCTGTTGCAGCGGCACTTAGACCGCCAATCATGTGTGTCAGGCCAATGGGATAAGCGCCCCGCCAAGGCACGAATGGGAACTCAACCATCCATTGCATCTCTTGCTGGGTCTTGTCTTCTTCTTCCCAGTTGCGATAAATGGCCAGCACATTTTGAGTTGCCTTGTCAAGGCTGATGATGTACGGAGCCAAACCATACTTATCCTTGAAGTCATGGATGATGTAGGTCTCGTAGATGGTCCGCAGTCCATCGATGTTGTAGCTGTCTGACTGACGGCCTTCAATCTTGTTGTTGGCTGTCTCGGCCTTTGACTCATCAGGCGGCAGCGGACTTGCCATCAGGTCCACGTCCATGTACATGCCTGACTCGACCCGCTTTTGATATTCGATGCGCGTCAAGTACTGGACATGGGTCTTGCGCTCGGACGAGTAGAAGTTGGTGGCAGCAAATGGCAGGTAGACATCGTCAATGGCCACGAACTGAGGCACTGGACGCTTCTTGTTCGGGTCCCAAGTGATCTTGAGATACTGACCGCCACCCAATGGCAACTGGGTTGACAGTTGCTCAAGCTCAGACCTGAACTCAGGCATCTGCTCGGTCATCTGCCAGTTCATGAACTTGACAAGGCGCTCGGCCTTCTCTTGCTTCTCCAGGGTCTGCTCGCCGATGATCTTGTCTTTGGCAGGACCATCAGGCGGGAACAACTCCTTCATGACGCGGGCAGAGAAGTCCACGCATCCTTGAGTCAGCATCGGGTGCACGACCTTGCTGGCTCCAGTGAACGATGCGCCGCCTGGGGCATCATCACCTAGGCCTGTGCGACGCAAGCCTTCTTCATACTGTTCATCCCGCTTCTTGCGGGCTTCTTTGTCTTTTTCTAAGATGTCGCAGAGTTCGGATCCAAGGTTAGACAACTCCCAGCTGGGCATCGTCTCGGCTAGGTTGGCGTAGAACTCTGACTCTGATGGGGGAGCTGATTCGTCGATGGTGACCATTGCACCGCCGTCCTCGGTGTCACGGACCGTGGAGTCGTCCTCAACCTCATACATCTCACCGTATTCTTGTTTGTCGTCCGCCATTCAATGCTCCGGTTAGATCGCGTATGGGTTCACAAGCGGTGGCTTGCTGTCCCGTTCAACTTTGTCTGGCACTTTTCTGGTGACTGACAGACTATTGCGATCGGCAAGCAGCCTAAGTGCCTGGGTCGTTGAGTCCACGAAGTCGTCATGCTTGATCGATCCTTCACCATGAAAGCTGCACAGCTGCGAGATTAAAGGGTCAGCCCATGAACGAGGAGTTCCGGGCCGTTTATCAGATTCTACAACCCAAATGAATCCGTGTGCAAATAAATGTGAGACCGCGTGCAATCGCTGCAGCTTGTCCGCACGGCCAGGATTGTAGGGGTATGCCAGGATGTCCTCACGGGCCAACATCTGACGCAGGCTGATGCCTGATCCTTTGTCCTCGATGATCATCAGGTCAGGCGACTTGCCACCGAACATCGATTGCTTTGGGCCAAGCAGCGGCTTGATCATGGGCCTGAAGTCCTCGTCGCCGTACCTGACGACCCACTCCTTCTTGACCCGCTCGATAAGGGCTGGCAGGCCAAGGTGATCTTGCCAGCAGTCAAGCAGCAGGAACGCTGGCTTCTTCTCATGACGGAACACGCCCCACACCGAGCAGGCAGTTGGGTCAGGGTCATGGCTCTTGCGGTCAATCGACTTCTCAGTGAATGCCGTGTCGAGGCTCATGACTATGTAGTCAAGAGGCGGCAAAGGCTTGTCCGCTGCCCAGAGCTTGAACCAGCTTCGCTTGATGATTCCGGTCTCTTCGGGGTCAATAACCTCGGCATGGATCTCTTGTCGACCAAGCTGGGTTCCCTCGTACTGTGTGATCTCGGCAAGGAAGGACTTGGCAAGGTTGGCGGCGTTGTCATACGTTGACCCTCTGGTGACATGGATTCGGCTGCCCTTCTTGGCTGAGTCCTTGAGGAGCTTGCGCACCAGCTCAATGGGCTTTGGGGTCGTGGTGATGATGGCCCGTGGATCTTCGCCCAAGCGTAGACCAAACCGCATCATGTCCCATGTTTCGTCAACGTACTGCCAAGCAGCCAGCTCATCGCACCATACGCGATGGAACTGTGGACCCCGCAAACGACTGGGCTCTTCGGCTGAGAAGCCACGGATCGATGAACCGTTCTTCAGGGTGATCTCGCCGATGGACCGGTTGTAGTTCTCAATGAGGTAGTGAGGGATGACCCCCATGATGCCAGAATCGCCCTCGAAGCACACGCCCCTAATATCGGCTGAGGTTGGTGCTATAACTCCACAGCGGACCCCAGGATTGTCCGCAGCGTAGCTTCCGATGTCCTCTGCTCCTGTCCTTGTCTTACCGAAGCCGCGACCAGCCAAGATGAGCCAAATGCCCCAGTCGCCAGCAGGCGTCATCTGCTGCTCGCGAGCCGTGGCCTTCCATTTCAGCTTCCAGGCTATGTGAGCCAGGTCCTCTACGTCCAGGGTCGCGAGGTTGGACTGGATGGTCGTTAACTCGGCCTTGGATAGGATCATTTGCCGCCAGCGTTCAGCTTGCTGATGAGGCCAGTGATCTGACCGACAAGCTCGAGCCGTGCTTCAATGGGACCGCCATCAGGTCCGGTGATCTCGACCGACTTCTTCTTGGCGTGACCGTACTGAACCAGTTCCTTCAAGCAATCCTTGCGGACCAACAGGTCGTGGTTAGGGTCGAAGGCCATCTCAGCCAGGGCTTCGAGTGGATCTCCGTGCTTCTCGACGATGCGGTCGAAGATCTCTTGACGGTTAACATCACGCTTATTTGGGGTTCCAGCCTTGCGACCGGATCCAGGAGGCTTGACGCCTTTCTGAAATGCCATGGCATTGCTCCTTGTTTCTAAGTTGCTTCTATTGTAGTTCGGAGTGCGAAACCGCGTAAACAGGCGACCCCAAAAACGCTATAGAGTGTTTTCTAGACGATAACAGAGTGTATTGATACTACTAACTAACTATTTTAATATCGTTCGCTCGTCTTCAAAAGAGGAGACCACCGTGTCTGCTAAAAGGTTTTATTGATACACTCTGTTATGGCTAGAAATATCATCTATAGCGTTTTTGGTCTTCCTGACTCCCAGGTCATAGCATAACTTGCACAGATTGCTGTATAATCTAACTTCAACCATTTAGAAAGCAAGGTGCAGCATGAGCCGACCAATCGAAGCAACATCCCCACTTGACTTAGATACCGTCAAGATCATCGTCTGGGCCAGCGAGTATGGCACGGGGCAGCCGAACATCAGCCGCTTGTACGACAAGGAAGCTGAGGATGGCTTAGACCTAAGTCGTGGCACCTTCTTCAATGCAGTCAAGGGTCGCAAGGTCACTCAGCAGGTGATCGACAAGGTCGACGAGTTGATCGCGATCCGTGGTTGGAGGGCCAAGTGGCTGGAGCATTGCCGCGAAGAGCACAAGAAGCGCGTCATCCGCGCCTTCGAGAGTCCACCGGCTTACTGCTCTGTGTGCGGTCATGGCTGCCCTAATTGCGGTGCTGCCAAGTCTGAGCAGCGCAGGAAGGCCGTCTTTAGCTACCTCAAGATGGACCCGGTAGACCTTGGCTGCAAGGTGCGTAGCCACGAGGAATAAAAAAAGGGGGCGATTAAGCCCCCTTTAAGATAATGCAAGTCGGCAACTGCTAATTCCGACTGTTCATTGTATGCCGTTCTTCTCCTGTGGTGCTGTACAAGTGTGAATGTCCCATGTGCGTTTGCCGCAGCGAGGGCAGAAGTTTCGTTCCAGCGCTGGCTGTGCCAAGGCTTCTTTGATGGCGGTGATTTCGTCAGCAAAGTCATCGAAATATCCTTGCTTAGTTATAAATCTCTCTATCTTTTCAAGCGCCAGCTTCAATGCTTCACGTTCCATTGTTCTTCTCCTGTGCCAATGCTGCTTGCCATCCTGCCCATGCCCAATAAGCAAAGGTGTCTTTTTCGTATGGGTTAGTGCTGTCATCGTAGTCACTGTTCCACCACGCATTAAACGCTTCGCTGGGCGTATTCCATTGCTCTAGCTTGTCCCGCGCCGCTTTCTTTTTGCTTTGATAG